AAAACAAATATTGAAACTATTACTAGTTACGGGTATTACAGCCAAAATATTGTCACCAAGGATGCTTTTTGAAAACATACCGAATATATTTTGAGACTGTGACATATTATAATCATTTAATGTAAAATAAATATAATCATACGGAGAACTACTATATACCGCCTCAGTTGTATAACTACTGGCGCCGCTATATTCGGCTTTTCTGTATCCCATAAACCAGCCAAACCCCTTATAAATTTGCGATATATCAACACATTCATTTTTTCTATAATCATTATCCGGTTTATGTAAATCTTTATATTTATCATATTTAGGTATAGGCGCGTAAAAAACCATTACAAAATTGGGATTTAATGGTGGGTCACTATAAGAAATAGTAATTTTATGACTATATTGGTCATATGTTACTGAAAAATTAGTCGTAGAAAGTTGCGTATTAAACTGTGTTTGTAGAACAGTAATAAAACTATTTATATCATAATTACCGTCTGGCATAGTAACTATACCATTTGGACCACCATCTTCAACGTCGATATACAAAGTATTATTGCCGTTTGCGGCTGAAATATTATACATTACATTGGGAAGTTGGAGAGAACTCAAACGCAACGATAATACATTTTTAAAATAAGTTGGTAAAACAATGTTAAAATCAGTTGACATTGTGCTTACATAATCTTCTCTGAATAAAGTATTCATCATAACCGTTTGATTAAATGTCTTTCTTTTAACTACGTTTAAATTGCTTCTGGAAATATTGGTTTGGAATGTTTCAATTGGATTAACCCTTTGATTTTTACCGCCGAGTACATCGTCAATGTCAACTGTATTTTTATTCATTACGAAATTATTACCCGCTTGTGTAGTTGATGTTTGGTTAATGACCTTGTCTTCATCCGTTTTTATAAGTAATTTATCGTAATCTTCGATAAAATCACCTTCCTGTTGGACTGTTTTTTTAATATTGTTGATTACTTTTACTACAGATTCTTCCATAAAGTCTACGAGTTTTTTTCTATATGTTTTATCGTATTGTTTATTATCAATAATTATATTAGTCATATTCTGTTTTCTTTTCATAACATCGTTAAATGTATAGTCTTGGTTTAATCCTAAAAAATTTTCAATATCTGGAACAGTGTAATTATTAATATTAAAATCAAAATCAGTGTTCATTATTATAACTATTTAAAATAATGTATAACAAATACCGAAAATTTTATTTATTTAAAAAATAAAATTGAAATGAATATATATAAATAAATAAAGGATATAATATTAAAAAGAAAATGGTGAAAAACGCTGGTGGAAATAAGACTAAAGGTCAAGCTCGTAAGTTTGCTTCAGGAGGAGGTAAAAACGACAAATTACGAATTTCTGAAGATGAATGCGAGGTATATGCTGTAGTTGAAAAAATGTTAGGAAATGGAATGTGTCATGTCTTGTGTCACGATAGCGTCTTAAGATTATGCCACATAAGAGGTAAATTTAGAGGACGAGGTAAGCGAGATAACACTGTAGAAAATGGGGTTTGGTTACTCGTTGGGTTAAGAGAATGGGACCTCGAAAAAAAGGATGAAACTAAAATGCAAAATTGCGATTTGTTAGAGGTTTATCAAGATAGAGATAGAAATGAACTTAAGACTACGGTAAAAAATGTGAAATGGCGGTTATTTACAAAAAACGAGGATGATATTAATAATATGGGTGAAAATGATGACGACGAATCAGAGGAAGAATTTGTTGGGTTTACTTTTGCCGAAAATAAAAATGAAGAAATTGATAAGCTTATTGCAGCGGAACTTGCTAGCAAGGGTACTGTAACTAATATTGTGATGGATAACAATGACTGGATTAGTGCTGATGATATCTAAATATACTTTTCATAACTGCGTGAAACTTCGTAAGAAAAGTATAGAAAAATTTAAAAAACAAATTTAAAAAAACAAAATAAAAAAACTAATTATAAACAATAAAATGATTATAATTAATTAAAAATTTCAGCCTCCTATAAATATATATAAAACAGTTTTTTATTTTTTTTTGAATAAATTAAATCTAAACGTTTGCTGTAAGGAGACATATATACATATGTATAACCTTTAAATCATTTACTTTATTACATATTCAAAATTAACAACATATATTATACATATTTAAATACAAGTTATTATAATAATATATATTACAGTAATATAATCTATATAATGAGCAATATGTTTAAACCAAATTCACGTTTTGCTGCTCTGGCAGAGCCGGCTTTTAACGAAGTCGTAAGCAAAGCAGAAAAAAACGAAGTCATAAGCAAATCGGAAAAGAAAGAATCTACAACAGATAATAAACCAAAAATCAATAATTTTAAATTAGACAATGACAGACCTGTATATAATGAAAGACTGAGCAATGACAGACCTGTATATAACGATAGTAATCTTTTTTCACAAAAGGTAATTGATAAAGCACAACAACAGCGCAAAGATGACGAAAATCAACGAATAATGGCTGAAACAGCCAAAATATTATCAATTGACAATTTCCCAGAATTAAAAATGTCCAATGATAAGGTTGAAAAACCGATTAGCTTTGCCGAAAAGTTAAAGCAAAAAGAAAAGCCTCTACAAAGTACTAGTGAAACAAATGATAAATGTTTAGAAAAACCTGTTATTAGTTTCTCCGAAAAATTAAAGCAAGTCGATGTTGTTGTAGAAAATAAAGTAAAGCAAATACCTTATGGTTGGGCAGTAATAAAACGTGATAAGATTACAAATAAATCAAGTATAGAATATAATAAAGAATATGAAAATGACCTTAAAAGAGCAGAAATGAATGAAAAAAAACAATGGCCTACGAAGGTTCTATATGCTTTAGTTGATTTATATGAAAGAGAAAGAGACACATATATAAATAAATGGGGTTACGATGCTTATGAGGAAAAGTATTTAGACCCCGACTATGATGATGAATATTTTGATAGACTAGATGAAGAGTATGTTTCTAGTGAATCAGACGAAGAATATGAAGACGATGAAGATGATTACAATGAACAAAGTAATCAATATTGGAAACACTAAATTAGTTAAAAATTATAATGTATTATATGACTGTTTTATAATATATTATGCATAATGAATTAAATGATGACTGGATAATTAATTTTGAGGAAACAGACAAGTTATATAAGGATTTTTACAAAGATAATTTAGATTATGTCAACATTGATTTTATTTATATAAATGATGAAGATGAAATAGAAAAAATCAAACAAGAATCCTTTTTATTGTCACAACAAAATTCTATTACTAGGGATGAATTAATTGGATTACTTAAAAGAAATTCAATTGATAATGATAAGAGGTACTCTTTATTGTCAATTTTGAAATATAATATAACTTTAGAAGCTGATGATATTAAAAATTTTTTATTGACACCTGATTTATCATTATATAACGAAAGATTTTTAACTATTAATAAACATATTGACACCATATTTTTTGAAAAAACGATTACTATGTTCCAAGATTTAAATAATGTATATTTTATTTTTTATGAAAAAACAAAAAATAATAAAAACTGTGACTTAAATAGCATTACCAAGAAAATTTATTTGGGTATAATCTCTAATAACAAGAACAATAAAAGATATAAAAAAACGATTAAAAAACAATATAAAGCCTAGTAAATATATTATATAATCCAAAATGGCAGCACTTGTTAACGCACTCGATAATTATACTCCTACGCAAATCGGCGAAAATGGTCATGTAGAATATGGTTGGTCAAACGATATTAGAGAAAAAATCCTTCAGTTTAGTTTTCAGTTGGTTAGAACTAACGCAGATTCTAACTTGAAAACGGTATTAAATGATATGTTAGCTACTTTGAAGTGTCAAGCTACTAGTACATCCATTGTAGAAAAAGAATTAGCTCGAGGGTATTTATCTATGCTTTACAGAATGATTGGTCATACTCGCGATATTATTGATGGAAAAGGTGAGTACAATTTGACCTATATGATGATTTGTGTATGGTACAATTTTTTCCCTGAACTTGCGAATTTTGCCCTCAAATGTCTAGTCGATTTGGGTGATAGAAATATTCATCAATATGGGTCTTGGAAGGACATCAAGTATTTTTGCGAATATGTTAAGACCGAAAATGGTAACAATGTTCATCATCCCTTGATTTTTTATGCGGTTAAACTTGTTAATAACCAAATTAGCAAAGATTATGAAAAAATGCTTGTTAATTCAAATGAGGTTTCATTGGTCGCTAAATGGGTTCCCAGAGAAAAATCATCGTTCGGGTGGTTGTACGAACAACTTGCTACCGATTATTTTGTTCATATTGTATCAACGGCTACAAATAGTTATAATATTCAGAAGGCTATTCTTAAATGTAAGACGGAATATCGTAAGGTATTGTCTGCGTTGAATAGAAAAATCGACACATTACAAATTAAGCAATGTGGTAATAACTGGTCGGAAATTGATTTTAACAGGGTAACATCTATTTCCATTAACAAACAGAAGAAGGCATTTTTGAATGTTAAAAATGATGGCGAGGCGCGATTTCCGGATACTAAAGATAGAGTCCAATGTGCCGAAAATTTCAATAACCACGTTCAAAGTACCATTAAGAATTGTTCTGAAATCAAGGGCAAGCGTGTTGGAATGGCCGATTTTACAAAGCAAGCAATTGAATTGATTCACGGTCACAATAATCAGGTAGAGAAGGATATTCTCAACTCGCAATGGCGTGACAACGCGAAACAAACGGATGCGCTCGGCAAGATGATAGCGATGGTCGACGTTTCAGGTTCAATGGAAGGCGACCCGATGAACGTTGCGATTGCGCTTGGACTCAGGATTGCCGAGAAGTCTGTTTTAGGTAAGCGTGTAATGACATTCAGTGCCAAGCCAACTTGGGTAAAATTAGACGGACATAATGATTTTGTTTCGCAAGTCAAGGTTGTAAAAGACGCTGAATGGGGTATGAACACTAACTTTAACGCTGCGTTGGATTTAATTTTGAATGCCATTATTGAGAATAAAATGGCGGCGGAAGACGTACAAGATTTAATACTTGTTATTTTGTCTGATATGCAAATGGACTCTGGTGATACTTGTAATAAGCAAGCCTTGTACGACACTATGAAGGCTAAGTATGAGGCGGCTGGAATCCGGGTTCACGGCACACCTTATAAACCACCTCATATTCTTTTTTGGAATTTGAGTAGTAGCAGTGGTTTCCCCAGTTTGTCAAGTCAACCCAATTGTTCTATGATGTCAGGATTTAGTCCAGCGCTATTGAATTTGTTTTGCGACCAAGGTTTGGATGCTCTTCAGGCTTGTACACCTTGGTATCTATTAGAAAAGACTCTGGCAAATGAAAGATATAAAATTATGAGTGACAGATTTTCTCAAGAAATTGAGGTATAAATTATAATCGTAAAATAAAAATATATAAAATATAACGTTAAATTAATGTTATATTTTAGAGATAAACTACCTGGAGGTAAGGATATGATTAGAAATGAAAATATAAAAACAGGAAACTACTTTATTAAAAATAGCAGTGTTTTTAGATTAAAGGAAAACTATAATAGCGTTATTCCTTTGGATGTGTATACTTGTTGGCATACTAAAGATTTACCTCCTTTAATGAAACAAAATTATGAAAAGCTTATTTCGGACAACCCAAAAATGACGTTTCATCTTTATGATGAAAATGAATGTAGAGAATTCATTAAAGAGCATTTTAAACCAGACGTATTAGATGCTTATAACTCACTAATACCGTGTTCATACAAGTCCGATTTATGGCGATATTGCGTTCTTTTTATAAAAGGCGGCATTTATATGGACATAAAATTTCAATGTGTGAATAATTTTAGACTAATCGCGTTGACAGAACAAGAACATTTTGTAAGAGACCGTGACCCTCCAGGCGGAACATTAACTGGATTAATTGTATGTAAACCGGGCAATGGTATTTTATTTAATTGTATTCGCCAAATTGTGAATAATGTACAAACAAAATTTTACGGAGAAAATGCTTTATGTCCAACGGGTCCCAATTTGCTTGGTCTTTTTTCCTCAAAAAGAGAAAAAAAAATGATGGCGATGTATTTTGAAAACGCTACTGCTAATGGCAGAGATAATTATTATATAGCTTTAAATCGTGGGTTAAAAAATGATATTATTATTTTAAAAATGTATGATGAATATCGAGACGAGCAAAAAATATATCAAAAAAATCCATATTACGCCAATTTATGGAATGAAAAAAGAATATATAGTTAGTTTATCTAAATAACACCTCTGGGCTTATCATTATCTTGGCTCCAGACCTGTTTCTTGCCATTTGATGGAATGCCCTGTGCTCACAATCCTCATATTTACCTTTTATGTGACCGTAATCCCTATAAATCATTGTACGCGATTTTTGCGCTTTTTTATGAGCCTCTATGTATTCTTTTGGAAATAAATCCGCTCTCACTCTGCCATCATAATAAGTGTCTAAAAACTTGCGAGTACGATAAATTGAGAACCCATTAAACGATGAAATACAAGGCAGAAGCTGTCCCGGTTTCAAATTGTTTAGTAATTTTGTAACATATT